AGTTACACTAATACAGCCATTTGTTGGCTTTGATTGATTGAATGAAGGAAAACAAATGGCAAATAATACAGTAAAACCAATCCAGTTTACGGATGGTTACAAAGATACAGTACAAGATCCTGAGCTATTAGCTATGATCGAACAGGGTATCATGAACTCTGTAGGCGACTTCTTGAACAGCTCCGACTTAGCTCGTGAGCGTCAGAAAGCTACATTCGAGTATGGCATGATGCCTCAAATGCACCTATCACCTCAAGGCGTTTCACAGATTGTATCTTCAGATACCGTGGAAGCTGTTGAGGGATACCTTGCTATTATCTCTGAACTCATGTTCGATAATAACAAACTAGCACGTTTCCTACCCACGGGAGATAACCCCACTGACTACCACAATGCGAAGGTAGCTGCTGACTTAGTTAACTATACTATTTTCAAGCAGAATAAAGGTTGGGAAATCCTTAATACGTGGGTTAAGGGTGCATTACTATGGAAGAATAGTATTGTACGTTGGGAATTCGTGGAAGATTTTGAGTACTCCTTTGAGGAATATGATGAGATCTCCCAAGACAATTTAGATATCTTACTAGCGGATGATGAGCTAGAAATTATTGGTACACTAGTTCCAGACCAAGAGCTTAGGGCTAATCTAGAAACAGGACAATCAGAATACACAGTAGTCTATAAAAATGTGCGTCTAAAACGTAAGCACGACAAGACCCGTGTATTGATTAAGCCCGTTCACCCAGAATGTTTCCGTATCACTCGTGATGCAAACACACTAGACGATGCTGCATTCGTTGGTATCCAAGTTGATATGACTCGCACAGAGATTCGTAAATACTTTCCTGATATCGCTGAAACAATCGATTGGGATCAGATTGGTGATGGCTCATGGGATTGGGCAACTAAGTACACTGAAGAGCAAGCAGCCCGTAAGCGCCTTGTTGGTGAAGAGTACTGGCTAGGTGGTAACTCACGCGAGTTATTCCCTTCAGAAGCCAACCGTCAGCTAACAGTTATCGAATGCTGGTTACGGGTTGACCGTGATGGTGATGGTCTTGCTGAACTAAAACACTTTGTTATCGCTGGTGCAACTATCCTTCTTGAAGAAGATTGTGATTGTATCCCACTAGCATCACTATGCCCGTTCGAAGTACCACACGAATTCTTTGGTCTCTCAGTAGCCGATATGATTCGCCCATCCACATTAGCAACAACTGCTATCATGCGTGGATTCGTGGAGAATGTATACCTAACAAATTACTCACCTAAGTTAGCTGACCCTAACGTGGTAGACTTTTCTGCTCTTCAGAATATGAAGCCAAAGCAGATCATTGCAACTAACGGAAACCCACAAGGTGCTGTTGCAGCATTGACCCCTGATACAATTAGTCAAGGTACTGTACCTTTACTTGAACTCTTGCAAACCCATAAGGAGCAAGCTACGGGGATGTCTAAGGCCGCACAAGGTCTTAACGATAAGCTATATGTATCAGGTAATTCTGATGAGAAGATGGCTCGTGCTCAGTCAGCTGCACAACTACGTATCCAGTATATGTGTCGTCGGTTCTCTGAGACAGGTATCACTCGCTTAGTCGAAGGTGTTTACAAGGTTATCCGTACTAAGATGCGCGGTAAGTCAGTTAAGTACTACGACAAGAATGCAGTATTCAAATCAGTTGATCCACAAACATTACCAGACAATATGCTTATGTATATTGACTCTGATGTAGGTGACAACAGCAACAGCAATATCATCAAGAAGATGGACATGGTTGGCAATAAGCTAATCCCTGCCCTGACTGCCGCTGGTGCTGGTGGTGCTATCAACCCACAAGCTGCTATTCGTATCGCATGTAAGACACTTGAAGCAATGGATCTTGATCCACTTGACTACCTAGTTGACTATACTTCTGATGAATTCAAAGCACAAGCAGAACAATCCCGTCAGGGTGAAGTAGCTGCTAACGAGAAGAAACAGAAGCTAGCAGAAGCAGAAGTAATGCTTAATATGGCACAAAAGCAAGCTACTCTTGACTTGACTAATATTCAAGCAAAGAATGCTATGCAGGATAACGCTAAACAGATGATGGTAGCGTTGGATAAGTCGCAACAAGAATGGGCAAAGCTCTGGATTGCTGCTGCTAAGGAAGGCGTTGAGCTTCCACCACATACACCACCAGAACAGCTATTAGCTGTAGCCAGCAAGTTCGTAGCCAGCTATTCAGGTAATGATGCCACTGCCCCAAAAGGTAGTACAGCACCCACACCGCTACCCGGCCCTGCTGCTGCTGCACCTGATATGATGTAAATAACATGGTCACCACCTCTGCGTAAGTACGTGGTGATTTTTTAGAAGGACACAATGGACAAATATCGTGAAGCCTTTAATAGTAAGGTTAAACCAAAACAGAATCATGAAGACGGTACCTATAAGGTAGAACCATTTCGTGATGCACAAGTAGCCCTAGGCCGCGCTCAATTCGTTAATCGTGAACGAGAGCAGTTCTTTGGTGACGCATATGGGGAGATCTTAAGTGATCTCTTTATCACATGGCTCAAGTCAGAGCCACATGCAACTAAAGAACGAGAGTACCTGTATAGCACTGCTATGGCACTTGGTTCAGTTAAAGAGAAACTAGTACGCATTGAAACCTATGGTAACAATGTGAAATATATCCAACAAAAATCCCAAGAAGGGGAAGAGGAAAACAATGAGTAATCAAGAAGCTAAAGTCACACTGCTCCGTGTACGGGACGAACTCGTACGGGATATTGCCTTTTCTGGCAAAGCCGGAGGAGCAGGTCGCGCTGGTGCTTATGCACCGCAACTAGTCCACATTCAAGGGGCTATTGATGTTATCGATCGGCTTATCCAGGCAGAGGAAATTAAAGTTCCCGCGCTTAAGACGAATTCCGAGCGCATGGCAGAAGTACGCGCACATAAGACAGCTTAACCAACAAGACACAAGGACTAATATATAATGACATTACCACATATCGCACAACTCTCTACCAATACACCAGCATCAGAAATTTCTAGTGCTAGTTTTAACGATGACAGCGGCAATAGTGAACGGAGCGAACAAGCCTTCCTAGATGATATCCTACGTAACTCCCCTGCAGCTGCTGCTCTCGGGATTGATACCGGGTCTCTACCAGAAGAGGATGAGGTTGTCCCAGCTCAAGAATCAGAATCTGACAACGAAGTACCCGAAGGTTCTGAAGATGAGGAGAGTACAGATAATGAAGAGTCGAATGAAGACTCAGAAGATGATGCTAAATCAGAAGATGATAAGTCTACCTCTGATTATGAATTACCTACTGAGGAAGATATCGATTGGGAATACAAAGTTCCAGTTACCATCAATGGTAAAACTGAACATTTGACCCTAGAAGAAATCCGTAAGGGTTACGCTACTGACAAACATCTGTCAAGTAAAGGTCGGGAACTCGGAGAACAGAAGAAGCAATTAGAACTAGAACGTTCAGAAAAGCTAAACAGTTTAATCGAAATGGGTACGTTGGTTCATGAAGAACTAACCGCCGTGGAGACCTCACTTAGCTCACAGTATCACAAAATCAATGCCGATTTCGAAAAGGCCCGTGATGAGGGTGATACTTACGCTGCTCGTGAGTTAAAAGAACAACGTGAAACTATTCAAGAACAATACTGGAAAGCGCGTAAAAGTCGTGAAGAAAAGACAGAGCTTATTAGCAAGCGATTGCAAAAAGATCAACAGGAAAGGCAACAAGAGTTACTGAAAGCGTATGGGGCAAATATCAGCAAGCTGATCCCTGATTACTCAGATAAAGTTGCTAAGTCTGTTCGTGAGTTTGCACTCAAGGAAGGAATTCCTGCACAATTACTCGAATCAATTTATGACCCAACGGTCGTGAAATTCATCAATGACTACCGCAAACTTAAGACCGCTAAAGAAGTAGGCGCTGCTAAACGCACTGCTCCTGCACCGACAAAGTCGATACCCACTAAGAGTGGTGTTACTCCACAGCGCCGGGAACAGGAAAATGCAAGCAACTCACGCTCAAAGGTTTTAACAGGTAACGGTTCTAAACAAGACGAATTAGATTTTCTAAAACGTATTTCTTCTGTAAGCAAAAAACTATAATCAATCTATGAAGGAAAATTAAAATGGCTGGAAATAATTTCGCAACTGGTGGCTCCAAAGCCGCCGCTCGTAGCTCTGCCGCTACTGGTAACTCTGTCAACGCCGGAGAAAAGGAAGACCTCGCTAATTTCATTAGCATGATCTCTCGTGATGAGACCCCTTTCTTAAGCTCAATTGGTAAGACCAAAGCTACCGCTGTTCTCCACGAATGGCAAACCGACGAACTCTCAGCACCTGCTTCTGCAGCTGTCGCTGAAGGTGTTTCTTATGTGACTCAGCAGTCTGCACAAGCTGCCGAGCCTTTCCGTACTCGTCTAGGTAACTACACCCAGATCAACAGCAAAACTGTTACCGTTACTGGTACCAAACGTGCTGTCGATCAAGCTGGTGTTGCTGACGAATACGCGTATCAGCTCAAGAAGCGTGGTACCGAACTTCGCCGTGATGTCGAGTTTGACTTGGTCAATGGCTGGAAGTCCAGCAATGGCTCTGGCACTCGTACCTTCGGTGGATACCAAGCTTGGGTGAACTACACCACTGCTTACACCACACCAGCTACTGCACTCAATGTGTTGACTACTCCTGCTGAGTACACTGCCCCTACAAACCAAGGTGGTGGTGTTGCTGGTACCTTCACAACTGTTACCTCTGCTGACAAAGTCTCCTTGACTCTTGCTCACATTGACACAGTTATGCAAGCTATCTATGAGAATGGTGGTAAAGCCACTAAGCTCATGGTCAGCCCTGCTAACCGTCGTGTGTTCTCAGCCAAGGCTCAGTCCGCTGGTTCAGTGACTGGTTCTACTGGTGACGGTAACGTTCGTCGTAACATCGACACTGATGGTAAAATCCGTCAGTCAGTTGAAGTTTACATGTCTGACTTCGGTGACATCATGGTTGTTCCTAACTACGTTATGGGTATTTCTAATACTTCCATCTCTGGTCTTGACAACGCTGCTAACTTTAGCGCATTCGTATACGACCCAATGTGGTTCAGCTACGCTTCCCTACGTCCTTTGCAAGAAGTTGACCTAGGCCAGCTTGGTGACTCCATCATCGGTCAGATCGTGGAAGAAGGTTCCCTAGAGTGCCGTAACCCTAAAGGTTGTGGCTTGATCTTCGGTCTTTCAGGTCTATAATTAATTAAAGGGAGGGGAGAAATCCTTTCCCTTTTTTATTTGGAGAAATAAATATGGAGTTTCTAAAGATTACAGCAGTGGATGGTACTATCACGTACATCCCTGATAACTACGTTGTGCATGTACATGCAACAGCTGATACACTCGATGCGGGTTCTAATTACAGCGCACCTAAGGTTATTCGTGGACGTATCAATGAGGTCAGCTACGCGGTTGTTACCGGAACTGTGTTCTCATGGGTAACTGTAGCAGCAATCCCTGCTTACGCAGGAACAGGTTCTATTCGTTACGAATACGGCTGCAAGACCTTTGACGGTGCATTCAACGCCGCCATGTCAAACTAAAGAAGGAAGAGACACAATGGGATACAATTCAATCGATGGTTTAGCCTATAGCTTCACCGTTAAAGAGCAAGATAAGGATTTTAAGCTGGAACAAAATGTTGAAGCTTATAAGGATTATGCAGCACAGCAACGTGCTCTAGACTCCGATGCGAGAGCTGGTCGTCAATACCGTTCATTCGCGATCATCCCTGACATCGTTGCTATCGATATCTTGACTAAGTATGGTCTAGACATTCATCACCCTGAATTCATGAATGACCCTGCACAGCTACGTAAGCTGAAGCAGATTATCATTTCTGATTATCCGTTGCTACAAACAAGCAACATCAAAAACGCTTAATAAGCAATTAGTAAACAATTAAGGAGTATTTAAAATGGCAAAATGGGTATCAGCTGGCGTTCTAGACGGTGGCTTAAATTATATTAATTCAACAGTGACAAAGATGTACCTTCTCTCAGCATATTCTGTTGGCAATAGCTACGCTACGGTTATTGCTAATGCGCTAAATGCGGGCATTACAATGGCTCCTGCTGACCTCGTATTATCAACATCAGGAACATCACGCGTATTAACTACTGCTGTTAAAACAGCTGCAGCTACTGCATCAGCAACTGGAACACCTGACCTACACTTCGCTTTCACTGATGGTTCTTCTCAAGTGATCTGGGTGACTGATGAGACAACTAACCAACCAATCACTGCAGGTAACACTTTGAATTTTCCAGCATTGACTTACACGTCAACACAACCAGTCTAAAGGAGTATTATGGCTACAGGTCAAGGATCAGTTGTATTTAATTTTGGATCTGCCCCCGGCACCAATGTAGTCACTACTGAGGTAGCTGATTCATCTATTAGCGGTACTTCCAAGGTTGAAATTTATATTATGGGTACTGATAGTACTGCAACACACAACGCATACGAGCACGCTATATTGGCGCTAGGTAGTCTTCAATTAACACCCATCGCAGTTACGGCGGGTGTAGGTTTTACGGCACAAGCTGCAACAATGCTTCGCTTAAATGGAACAATAACTGCTCGATACGTATGGGCTGACTAAGGAGAAATAAATGGCAGGATTAAGAATTGAGGGATCGACCTCTGGAAACGTAGTAGAAGTAGATGCTAGTAACAATTTAAAAATTGCGGGTGCGGTGACTATTGCTGACCCGCTAGTTCTTTCTAACACAACAGTCGGTAGCGTACGTAACTTTAGTGAAAACGATGCGGGACTAGGTACTGGAACTCCTTACTTATTATCCCCTGAAACAAACAGTGAGTCACAATTAAAAGTGACCCTAGAGAACCTCTTAGATGATGAAGTTATTACTTACTTTAATTCAAGTAAGTTTAGTACTACAAACATTAGTACAAACGCGCTAATAACAGGCGCGGGTTGGAATACGGATACTACTATGGTTGCTACTAACCTCGGTGCTTACGCTAGGTTTCAGGCGTATAAAGGCGTAAAGCTTATGGGTTCTGAAATTATTTCGCTAGATTTGAGCTGGACTCTTTCTCACACAAATGCTACTTACAATAGGCTGTATATGGGTCTTGTTGTTGGTGGACCAGCCAATAATGAAGCTTCTGATTATGTTGGATTTCTTTTCGATGCAGTAGGTCTCACCGGAGTTATTCGGCAAGGAGGTACCTATATCAGTTCCGTAACTTTAAAAGGAGCTGATGGCTCTCCTTTTGTCACTACTTACGGACGTCAATATAATACAACTATGTACGTTAATGTTCGTGAAGTAACGTTTTGGATACAAGACCCTGTATTAGGTTTAACGTGGTTAGCAGGTCGGATTGTTACACCATCTGGTTATGCCTCACCTCTAATATCTTCTTCTGACTATAAAGTTATGGCGCATAATTTTCGCACTACAACCCCTCCAGTTACAGCTTGTAATTTTATACTTAAAAGATACACACTACGTAAGGGCGGGATAGGTGCATTACCCTCATTTAATGAACAACAAGCCAGAATCTCTGAGCACGCCTACCAAATGGGTAAAGTGCAGGCTGGTATGGGGCCATTAACTACGTCAGGTAGCTTAACTAGGAATGCCGCGCTTGTGCCAGCTAACAACGGTTCAACCCGCTTAAATGTATTAAACGGGATTGTAAAAGAAAACGGTACGATGGCATTAGGTGTTGATGGTGTGCTAATGCATATGAACTTATATAACCCTGGTAATTATTCGAGACTTCGTATAGATGGTGTAAGTATCGCTTCAGCAGTGACTACTGCATTTACTGCTGGAGGCTTTTCTAAGTTCTTTTATATTGCGTTTGCGGGTTATGCAACAGGTAGTAACTTAAATGGTCTTTATGGTAACGGAACAGACTCCCCAGAAGGTAATGGCCCGGGTAAAGCTTACCGAATGGTGATGCTGCCATTTGTACAACACTACACAGCAACGCACCAGCCGGGTGTCACGAATGAACAAAACGTGACATACCATAAGTTTAAAAATCCAATATACTGCAACTACCAAGAAGACATAGCTCTTGCCACTTTTAACGAGGGTGCAGCTGCAGGTGTTGGCGGTATTATCACACACGTTGTCCAGTTCGATTACTGCTGGGAATAAATTAATTAATTAAGGAGAAGAATAATGGCAGGATTTAGAATTGAGGGTAACACCTCTGGAAATGTAGTAGAGGTAGATGCAGATAATAATATCAAGGTAGTTACCTCTAACAATCCCTTGTACATGGGTGGCTTTCGTAATTTCAGTGAGAACGATACAGGTCTAGCGGTAGGTGGCGTTCCCCTACTCTCTTCTCCTGAAGTAGACACTGATTACCGACTTCGCGTTGCCACAGATCTTTCGTTAGATGAAGAAGATTTGGTATATACAGCACAAAATTTTACAAAGCATGCGCTACATATTAATACCTATGTTCCAGCATTCACGCTTTTAGGTATCAATTTTAATTCAACGAATATTACAACTGGTAATTCCGCTGCTTCTTTTCGAACATACAAAACTTTTTCACTAGATGGTACCGAAACAGTTTCATTAGATGTTGAAGCAGCAATCAGTGCTGTAATACCAGTGAACACTACCATTGAGTTTGGATTTGGATTGGCGGCTACTACTGCACCATACGCTATTTTTGATGGTGTATTTATTAGAGCTGACTCAACAGGTTTACAAGGGGTAGTTAGGAATAACAGCACTTCTGATATATCTACAACATCGCTATTCACTGATACATCAGGTGTGTTATTTCAACCAACCCCTGCAGTTAAATACCAGTATATCGTATACTTGTCAAACCGAGAAGTGCAATTTTGGATTAGAGATCCTATTTCTGCTGAAATTTGGCTAGCAGGTATTTTACAAACACCTTCGGGTTACGGATCACCGATGGCGTCACCTGCTACACAGGTGATTTTTAAACAGAACAATAGCGCAAGCGCACCAGCGACTGCGACTAGTTTATCTGTATCACGATACCACGTTCGTCGTGGTGGTTTAGCACTAGCTACTACTGTAGGTGAGCAAAGCGCACGAACTTCTGAATCGATCTACTCAGCTGGAACTTTGACTACAACAGCTGCCCAAACTATCACAGCGGGATCTATTACTCGACCAGTAGGGCAAGTGCCCAACAATACAACGTCAACACTAGCATCTCTTGCAGGTATTTATGTTGAAAATGGAACATTAGCTCTCGGTACAGATGCTATTCTCATGTCATATCAGGTTCCTGCTTTACCTGTAGCACCCGGTACTACCTTCTTACAGAACCGCCGTTTACGGATTGACGGTGTGAGCGTTACCTCTGGTGTTACCACTGCATTCGCTACTGGTGGCTTTTCTAAGTTTTTCTATATTGCCTATGGATCAACGGCACTATCACTAACAGGCGTCACTGCGGATACCGTAACAACTAAAGCATGCCGTAGGGTTCCAACGAGTATTGTTCAGCATTACACAGCGACACACGCGCCCGGTGCGCCCAATTTTGCTAGCGCCTCTTACCATAAATTTAATACACCACTTTATGTTAATCCCGGTGAATTCATTGCGTTAATTACTTACCACCAAGGCGTTGTAGGTACTGTTGGTGTAATCACTCATGCGCTAAGTTTCGACTATAGCTGGGAGTAATTTAAATGTCCCTATTACTAGCTTTAACAGCAGCAGGGACAGGACTATTAGGTGATAACACTGCACAAATAGGTGTATCAGAAACAGGGGTTATAACCCAGATACCTCCGTTAACTGGAGCCGCAAGTGTTCAAGTGGGTATATCAGGTAATGGCACAATAGCAACGGATAATTTCCTTGCTGGGGATGACAGTGGCCAGACAAGTTTATCTAGTGATGGTATTCTTGTAGTACCTATAACATTAGACACTGCGACTTGTATTCAAACAAGTGTATCAGAAGCAAGTGTAATAGTTCAAGTGCAAATGCTATTTAGTGATACAAGTATTCAGGGCAACTTACTGAGTATTAGTAACATAGATATATTAACGCCATTAACTGGTGGTACTAGCACTGAAATTAACACTTGTAGCGATGCTGCAACGGGTACTGAACATGTGCTACAAACGAACAATAGTGTTCAAATTAGCTTATCAGATACTGGATTAGTTGAAGAGATCCATGTTCTAATCAGTGATGCAAATATACAAATTAGTTTGTCTAGTGCATTACCTGTGGATCAAGCAGTACCCTTGGAGTTTGGAACTAACGTTCAGACACCTACCTTGGGTACTGGCATTCTCACTCAACTAATGGTACTACAGCAAGGTTATGGATCTATTAACCGCAACTACTCACCTTCTGACGAAGTAATCCAAGATGGTGTGTTACTAGGTTATGCTCCTTTTATTGATTGCCGACAGCTTAACGAAAGTACTGGTGGGGCAATAAAAACCGAGGGTAATTTACTTGGGCAAAGCAACTACGAGATTAATTTATCTAGTGCTACACCTATACTTGTAATACACATTTTAACTAGAACAACTGGTGTTCAAAATGCTACTTCTTCAGAAAATGCAATTGTTGTAACTATTGTTACTCCACCTAAAAACGCCGCCGCATACACCGCATACGTACCTACTGATAAGTATGCTAATGGAAATGGCCTACAAATATTCGTACCAGACTAATAACCCAATAATAAGGTAATAAGAAGTGGGCTACTTAGTCAGGTAATTAACAATAAGGATACATAATGAGTTTACTATTTATGGATGGCTTTAGTCATTATGATACTGATAATGCAGGTCAGAAGGGGTGGATTCAATCTTTCCAAGGGGGAACACCCTATCCTCCTGCATATTTTCAGATAATGCCTTCAGACGGTCGTCGAGGTAATGGGTGCCTAAGGTTACTTAGCGATGAAACAGCTATGTATTACGCAAAAATACCAGTATCCTCGCCAATACCTATAACAACTATTATCACTGGTTTTGCTGTTAAAATATCCGAATGGAGTAAGGACATTTTTTATTTATTGAGTCCAAACACAGTTACTGAGGATGTTCTAGGATACCTCATTACCGATACTTTTGGAAACCTCAGAGCTTACTTATCGACTGGCCCTGAGCTAATTAGTACTACCACAATTATCCCTGTTGGTGTATACACCTATATTGAATTTAAATATACAGTGTCTCCCGCATGTCCTGCTGGAGCCTGTCAACTACGGGTTAACGGTGTTCTTGTCGGGTCGAATACTGGAGGCGAGGAAACTAATTTACCAGCAACAGATGCACTCTATCCGGGTGTTGGGTATGCTATGTTTATTGGGGGTGGCACAACGGGTTTTAATACAGACATTGCTGATCTCTATATTTGTGATGACCAGACTACTAATAATATTGATTTCTTAGGTGACTGCCGAGTAGATACTCTCTACCCAAATGCCGATGGTAGTGCCCTAGATATGGTTCCTAGTATTGGAACTGACCATTTTGTGTTAGTTAATAACCCGTTACCATCTACGGGTACTTATGTTTCCGGAGACACCCCAGGTCAAATGGATCTGTATGGTATGGATGCTCTACCTACGATTACAGGAACTCTTGCGATACACGCTGTGCAAGCGATAGCATCTGCTAAAAAATCGGGTGTTGAACCTCTTGATTTAAAAGTTGTAATTGATTTAACTAATATGCCAGACACTCCCTTACCCCTAGATGCAAATCCAGGTATGAGTTTGTACGTTATGGATAGAGATTCTATTGGAGCTAATTGGGATGAGACCTCAGTTAATGCGATTGAAGTAGGTGCTGTATTGGAATAATAATAAAGTATAAAGGAGAGTATTTCTATGAGTACTGCGCTGCTTGAACAAATTGTTTTAGAAGTAATTTCTTCTAATTCACCCGTGACCGATATAGTACTTGTAGCGGATACCTCGACACAGATAAACTTATCATCAGTCGGTTCAAATTCTAAGATTTTGTTTGGTGGTTTAAATACACAAGTGAGTATCTTATCTTCTAATGCTTTGAGTTTAATCTACAGACTCCAAAGCACTGGTTGTCTAAAAATAGACAGTTTAACCACGGGTATTGTAGCTCAAACTCCGGGTACTCCTTGGAGTGATTCTAGGTTCCGAGCATTCGTGCCAACGGAGAAATATGCTAACGGTAATGGGTTCCAAATACAGGTACCTTTTTAAATAATTAAGGGGAACTATGGATATTTTTGAAAAACAACCTGCTGACGTGCAGGATTACGATGTTAATTACACACGGTGGTTAGCTGGTATGGGTGACACCCTAGCCACTGCTGTTACAACCGTATCACCTGCTATTGAATTTAGTTTCTTAGTTTACCCTACTACAGGTATTATCAAGATCTGGGTTACTGGTGGTACTATTGGTCGCACATACACATTCTCTACGCTTATGACAACTGCCTTAGGTCGTAAGAAGAAGTTTGATATCCAAATTAAAGTGAGGAACTAATATGGCGAACAATGCTAAATTTAATGGCCTAGTTAAAAAGGTCAGAGGTTGGGCTAATAAGCCTGACACAAACGCTTTACCTGACGCAGTTATCGAAGACTGCTTAACATACGCTGCTGATGAGTGCTACCGTGTACTACGGATACCACCATTAGAAAAGTCAACAGTATACACCGTCACGGATGTAGACAACAAAAATGATAGCACAGAGCTAGGTGGTGTAAGTTTCCCTAGTATTCAAGCGTACACTTCCTTTCTAATCCCAGAGGATCTTACACAGTTTAATATGTTAAGGGCATTACCGAATCCAAATTTAGGTACTCCTTACTCGATGTATCCCGGTACTTCTACAATTGTGTTTAATGAAGTAACAGACAAGAGAACCTTCTTCGATATGCGTGGCGAGAAGTATTCTCTTTATAACTGGATGTGGATGAACAACAGGATTTATATTCACCCTCAGCTAGAAGCAGGTGCTCAAGTAGATATTAACTACTACTGCCGATTATGCGCTCTCAATGCAATGTACGAAGTTAACCCATTGAATTATGTTATTGGTGTAGCAGATGCTAACCAGCCATATCTTGAGATAAACTTAGTTGATATTGACTACGAGAATGTAACCCCGTTATGGTTCTCTGGCACTGGTGTTGATGAACTGTGCTTTGCAACAGAGGCTGAAGCGGTTAATTATGCTGTTACCGCTGGTGGTGTTCCCTACCTAAAAGAATTTACTGGTAGAGAAGTGCCTAATTGGTTACGTGACGAGAACGAAAGGCTACTACTTTGGGGTTCTCTTGCTAATATCGCTGGCTATCTATTTGATGATAAGATGGAGCAAAGGTATTCTATGCGATTCAATGATACTCTTAATTCTCTAAATAAAGAAGAGAAATGGCGTAGAGCATCTGGTGGTAATGTCCAGATGAATTTTAATGGTGGTAGTTTAATTTAAGGAGATGATATGGGATACCAACAAACACCGGGCTTTAGCCTAAACGTCTCCGATGGTGGGCAATATGAGGGCTATAACGGTACCTCATTTGTTGACGGAACAACCACCAAGGTTTTCTTTGTTCCAGTTACTAGTAGTACAGGTTCTGCTTCGTTACCTTCGGGTAATGAGGCTCAACGGGATGTTGCTGCTGTACAAGGGTACACTCGACAAAGCACTCAGCATGACCTCCTTGAGACCTTTGATGGCTCAGTTTGGTATAGCGTAGGTAGCAGGTTACACCCAATGGAAACCACTGAGAGAATAGGTTATGTATGTAACGCAGGCACTATGATTTTTGACATTACACTAGATGCTGTATTTGTTAAAACCATTTCTAGTGGCTGGAAAGAATTAACTTTCGTCTAAGTATTATGAGGATTTCTATTGCTTTAATATTGATCCTCATTGGCTTTATTGCTAACGAACTATTTCAAAAGGGAAAAATAATTATGAAAAAATTACTTGAGTTAATTACAGGTAAAGACAATACTACCTTAGACTTGGGTCGAGTTAGCTGGGTAGCTTCCACAGTAGGTGTAGTGGGTGGCGTTGTCGTTAACAGCTACAACGGACTACCTGTTGACCTTGTTCAATTTGCAACTGCATTAGGTGTAGTTGTTGCGGCTCATGCAGGTGCTTTGTTCCTTAAAAAGGACACTGAGCCAACACCGGATGCGTAGCTACAGCTCACGCGGTTATGAACTAACAAAGCGTTTTGAAGGTTGTAGACTAACACCTTACCGTGATGGTGGTGGTGTATTGACAAATGGTTGGGGTAACACCCACAATGTCATGGTTAATGTTAAGATTACCCAAGACCAAGCAGATGCAGATCTTGTTAATAATATTCAAGAAGCTGTTGATTGTGTCAACGATAACGTTATCTGGGATATAAACCAAAACCAATTTGATGCTTGCGTCGATCTTGTTTACAACATCGGATGTGGGGCATTCATTAGAAGTACTCTACTAAAGCTACTAAACAAAGGTTTAGAAGACGAAGCCGCTAATCAATTCCTTAGATGGAATAAAGATAACGGCGTAGTGGTTGGTGGACTCACTAACAGGCGTATGGCTGAACGAGATTTATTTAAGGAGCCAACTGATGATTAACTTACTAAGCCCTTGGCTGCTGCGAATAGGCTGCTTACTCGCATTAGTAGCCGGACTATTCTTCGCTGAAAGGCATATTGAAGGTATCGGTTACAACAAAGCACAAATCGAATTTAAGTTAGCTTCAGCACAAGCTGCTGAGATTAACCACTCTAAAGAAGTATCAATGCAAACTTCGGTAGACAATATAAGGAAGGAATCCAATGAACAAATCATTAAGCTTGCTATTGATCTCGATAGCGCTAAGTCTATCATCAGGATGCAGCACCCAACCGACCGTCCCCCCGAGTACACCCCGAGTACCGACACTGGACACTCCTGCAGTGGGGCCAGCCTTTTTACCTCGGATGCAGAATTTCTTGCAGGGGAAGCTGCCAGAGCCGACAAAATAAGATTAGAATATTTATCACTGGTTGAGCAGTATAACGTCATTGCTGAGACCTTAAACAAAGGAGTTAAGTAATGAACAATACAGAACGAGCACAACTAGTAGAAGACCTACGATTAGTTTTAGCAGCAACTGCACAACTATCAGAAGATGAGCATCAATGGGTTAAACTTGCTATCAGGAAAGAAGCACAAACAATTGCATTTCGAAACAGTATCATAGAGAAGACTGTATCGAGCTTGCTATGGTCGTTACTCGCAGCTGCTGGCATTGGCTTATTGGAACTCATTAGATCATATGTAATGACACGCACCTAGTCGGTACCTTATAGAAAACAACAGGAGAAAAAATGGCAGAACAAATTAAAGAACTCGGAAGAGGCGGTCTAAATACCGATGTCTCTCCTATGTTGTTACCTATGAATGTATTCACAGATGTGATGAATGTACGCTTCGATGATGAAGCTGTACAGACAATAACTGGTGAACGTAGCTACACTCTGAATGATGATAGCCAACACGGTCTCCACTGGAGAACACCTGATGGTGGTAAGAATGTTTATGTGTCATACGACCGACCACTTACGGGTGTTCGCGTTACCAGTGAGGATGCTCAAGGCAATATCACTGATATCTCCCCTTTAGTGCCTGCTGGTTTTGCATCGGATAGCGGCAATGTAATCCAGAGTTGTACTTTTAATGGTGGATATGCTGTCATTATTAATGATGGCCAAAATACACCGCATTATAGTTTGTATGGCGATGCGGTATCCGAAGCTAATATCACCCCACTACCCGGTTGGAATTATGTGTCAGGTACTTTTGTATCATGCAAAGTTATGCGGCCACTCAATTATGCGTTAGTTGCTGCTAATTTAACTATTAAGGTTGATAACGGCCCTAGTTATGATTACACATATGCACCCGGAACTATTAGGATATCTGTACAAGCCGCCACTGGAAGTATCCCAACTATATGGCAACCGGGATTGACAACTGATACCGCTGACGAGTTTGAATTAAGTTCAACTAGCCCGATATTAGATATGCTAGAATTACGTGGTAATATGTTTGTATATTCCCAAGAGGAAATAAATATATTAACTATTGGAGCTTCTACTAGGGTATCCCCTTACTCAAAGACTTACGGTATATTAACTACTGGCTGTGTTTGTGAGTATGATGGTAACCACTTAGTAGTGGGTAATGGGGATATTTATACTCACAATGGCTCTGGTAATATCCAGTCATTAGCTGATTGGAGAATAAAGAAATACTTTTTTGACAATTTAGATACTACCTTCTCAAAAAACGTGCATGTTGTTAAAGACAGCTATAATAAAGAAATCTGGATTGCTTATCCAAAGAAACAAGATTCCTATGGGAATACTACGGGATTTAGCGGTATAGATCTGCAAGGTAAATGCACTGAAGCTTTAATTTATCAATATAAAAATAATACATGGACTAAGAGACAATTGTTTCCAACTAATCATTTGTTTACTGGCCCAGATAACACAGCAACCTATCCTGACTTCTCTGCTGGATCTTTTGATTATACACGTACAATGGTTTACATGCTCTGTAGAGCACCTGTAGATTCCGGTACAATTACTAATCTTATTACTGACAACAGCTATTCTATGGCGTCTTTAGTTAATATTCCTGATTATGGCCCCGGCCCTTACTCATGGCCATTAACCGCTAATTATGGTACTGCTCCTTTCTTTGTTCCAGTTAAGGCTTATGTCGAGAAAAAGAAACTAAATACAGGTGATGTGACAGGTAGCTCTCTTATCTCAGCAATATACCCAATGATTGATATAGCACCTGTTGATGCTAATATCGATATAAGAGTGACAGGTCAGAACAACTATATTGAAGACTCTGATTTATCTTTGACTGATCAAGGTTCAAAAGATCTATTTACATTTTTACCATATAACCATCAAGCACAAGGCTACAAAGTAGAACCTCGCACTAATGGTAGGCTGCTCAATTTCCGTATCACAGGTATTGGCCATTGGCGCTTACCTACTTTGTCATTTGATTTACGACCTGCAGATAGGAGATAACTATGCAAGCACCCCCACAGACTGATGATCCAGCGCTAAATGCTTGGATGTACCAGGTGTATACTGATAGTGAATCCGGTAGCACTAATGTTAAAAGAGCAGTACCTCCCGGTTCCGGTGATGTTATTACGTATTCTAACCAGTACCTCTGGATTAAGTATGCGGATACGCTATCTGGTGAAGGTATGAGTAATAACCCTACTAATAAATATTATTGGGGGGTGTCTAACAAAGTTACCTCAAGTGAATCTACTGTTGCTACCGATTATCTGTGGTCATCGTACCCCTCTGGTTTTAGTACAAATAAAGAATTATACCTAATTAACGTAGGCTACCGTAGTGTTCGATTCAATATTGGCACTACGGCACCAACAGATAAGTGGATTATTGACCCTGGTGCTGCTATTGACCTCGATTCACCTGTACTTATGGGTACTGTGACTGCCGACGATATTAATGTTTCAGTCTTAACAGATATTTCTAATAACCTAGGAACACCACTTGCGGGCGATTTAACATTCTGCACAGGTATAGCTGATGGTCTGACCGCTGGGACTGTACTAACTAATGCAGATATGACTGGTGCAATTACGTCTGTTGGTAATGATACTGCATTAGGTTCATTTACTTCTTTACAATTAAAAACAGCACTCACCGATGAGACTGGCTCGGGAGCTGCTGTATTCGCAACAAGTCCTACCCTAGTAACTCCTGCTTTGGGAACCCCATCAGCTCTCGTTGGAACTAATATTACAGGTACCGCTGCTAACCTTACTGCAGGACACGTAACAACCAATGCCAACTTAACAGGCGAGGTAACATCATTAGGTAACGCAGCTACAGTAACTAACTCAGCTGTTATTAGCAAGGTTCTTACTGGCTATGTTGCTGGCGCTGGAACTATTACGGCTACTGACACTGTTCTTACGGCTATTCAGAAGCTACAAGGAAATACTGTTCGCCCTACTGGTGTGGATTACATTGACTTTACCCCTATCGCAGTGCCATCCTTCCTAGAAGGTAGGGTGTGGTATGACACGAATCAGGACTCATTGAACTACTATGATACAGTAACTAACTTACCTATTCAGATGGGTCGTGTTCTTGTGACTCGTTGTTACAACGGTACAGGTGCTACTATTCCTGCTGGAGCAGTAGTATACATCAGCGGTGCATCAGGAATAACTCCAGCAGTAACTCTTGCAAGAGCAGACGTCATTGCTACCTCTGATGCTACTATTGGGTTAGCTGGTGCTGCTATTCCTGATGGAACACGAGGTCTTGTTTGGGTTGGTGGTAGTATTAATAATGTAGATACAAGTGCTTACACTGCAGGACAACCGTTATATCTATCTGGTACTACTGCAGGTGGTGTTACTAATGTAGAACCATTGCAGCCTAACTACAGTATTCGTGTTGGTTATGCTACTGCGATTAGTTCCACTGTTGGTAAA